TTCAAACCACTGAAAAAGAATAGGCGTTTTTTCATCAATGACCTTTAACTCATATTCCTTTCCGGCAAAAGAAACCGTTTGACAGGGTGAACTCTGCACTATATTTGCTGAGTTATGGAAAGTTGTCCTTATCGGTGAAAGCATTCGTCGTCCTGTTTATCCATATTTTCTTCACAACTAACTCTTTAATCTATTAATTATATTGGCATACTCAACCACAAAACCTCCAGCAGTTTTGCCATCTTTGCTTTCCTAACAAACATCACCATGACATGACAACAAAAACCGGAGCCGGACTCCGGTTTTGTGAAGCTGTCGGGTTACTTCATCCCGCCAATATTTTCCCACGTCCCGTCAGCACGCAGAATTTGCAGCGGTCTTACCACGCACTGTACCCACTGTTTTGACTATATCGCCTTCAATCTGGTTGGCTGACAGTTTCCCCTTAATCTGACAGTTCTCATTAATTGTGACATTGTTGAGCGTCCCGGCGTTCGCATTCACACTGCCACTGATATCTGCATTTTTAGCGGTCAGCTTCCAAAGGGTCAGGTTCGGTGTTTATTGTGCGCTGCGGTGCGCGGTGAAATACCGGTACAAAAATGCCCCGCATCTGCGAGGCATTTTCCTGAAAGTCACTTGTTAAATTTCAGTGAAATTAAAATTATTTTAAGCACTGCGTCCTGATGTATTCCTGCAGGTAGTTAACCTGCGCGGTTATCTTGTCGATTCCACCTCGGAGACGGTAATAATTGAGTTCAGCATCTGCTGTAAGTCCTGGGCTTTCTCCATCGCCCATGCTGCTGGCTCCGGTCGTTGACTTTGCACAGGTGGCGGAGACTTGCAGGCGCTTACGCCCAGCAGAAACATCAGCACGGAGACTTTCGATAGTCGCATTAGCATCAGCAAGCTCCTTTGTGTATCTGGCGTCGAGTTCTGCTACATCACGTTGACGCTTCTGCATGTCAGCGATGATGGATGTGGCTTTGTCGCGCTGGTCTTTGTAGGCGATGGCGTTATCACGGTAATGATTAACAGCCCATGACAGGCAGAGGATGATGCAAATAACCAGAGCGGAGATAGAGGAACAGAGTTAAAAAGCCGGAAGCGGAATCAAATCACAGGATGACCATCTGCCAGTGGCAGGTCATAAAAAAAAGGCTGCGCAATGCGCAGCCAGAACTCACAAGGAAAATGATAAAAGGAATAACACTAGTGATGTACGCATGGCGCCTCCCGCTAAGTTCTGCAATGATCAAACAGAACTCGCTACGTGCCCTTAAAACTCGATCATTTAGCCCCTCCAAGGAGGATTCACCATGCGGTTGATTTTTTAATAAACAGTAAACAAAAAAGTCAAGAATTATTCATTCTGTTCTTTCATCATCGGCCACAGCAATACCACAATGCCGCAGACCAGAGCGCCATCAGTCAGTACCAACATTATCCTGCTGGTGAAATCCATCATCACCATCACTAAAAGCAGGATCACAACAGCAAGCAGACACAGTTTATAAAACAATGTTCAGAAAACGCATTCAGCATGCCTAAGGTTCTATTCCTACGAATAGCCAACTTGCAACTTAAAATATTATTTATGCAGCCAATTAAATTCTGGTCCTTACAATATCAACCTGAAGATTCTTATATTGTGCTGATTGATAAATGACAAACCTTTTACTACCTGCATTGAAAGAAGTAGACAAAACCAGACAATTATCATAACGAGCAAGAACATAATACCAACCATCATTATAATTAATCATTTCATATTCTTTCTTAAACTGTGGTTTGTAATATCCTGTCAGAAATGAAAAAAGCCAAAAATATGCCACAAAAGCAATCATCACAATCTCAAAAAAATGTTTTTTTATAAATGGCTTATCATAGAAGCATGATACCGATAAAAATCGCCCATAAGATCTTATCGAAATTGTAACCGCCAGCGCAATCGCTGCTGACAGTAGCAAAAGAGGTACCTGAATCTTCTGTCTCAATATAGAAAACTCAATAATTGCCGGCACAAACAATAATTCCACAGCAAAATAAAGGCGAAATACATTTAGCTCTTGCATAGAATGTTTTCTTTTCACTGCGAAAAAGAATACAACACCAATACCCCAACCGATAAGAAATATAGCAATGACGATAACTGCAAAAAATAAACTTCTGGCAACATCATCAACACCTGCACCTACAATCCACCATGGGAAGCCGTAGTAAAAAGAAGTACCCCATCCATAGAAATAAGCACTCCCCCATCCAAGGCATCCCATGTAGGCAATAAAAAGTGAAGAACTCCTGAGCAGCGCACCATCCTTCATAACCACCCCAATACAAGATGATAACATTGGCTTACAACTCATAACAAAAGCAATTCAATGCCGTCAAGAGGTTACAGGCTAAAAAAACTCTATTACATAGCAGCCAGCATGTTTACCGTACAAGTACAACTCAGGGCATAAAAACTACTCGGCGGCAGGTTATTGAGACTCATCAATGACATGTAAAAAACGCCCATTATTGGTGTCAAGTTTCCCCAAAGTTATTCAAAAAGTCAATATTATGCCGTTAATATGTTGCCATCCGTGGCAATCATGGCGCTAACGTGTGATCGCATTCAAAATGTTGTCTGCGATTGACTCTTCCTTGTGGCATTGCACAACCAGAGCGTCATACAGCGGCTTAACAGTGCGTGACCAGGTGGGTTGGGTAAGGTTTGGGATTAGCATCGTCACAGCGCGATATGCGGCGCTTGCTGGCATTCTTGAATAACCGACGCCTTTACATCTTCCGCACTCTTTCTCAGCAACTCTCCCCCACAGCTCTGTTTTGGCTATATCAACCGCACGGCCTGTACCGTGGCAATCTCTGCATCTTGCGCCCGGCGTAGCGGCACTACGGCAATAATCCGCATAAGCGAATGTTGCGAGCACTTGCAGTACCTTTGCCTTAGTATTTCCTTCAAGCTTTGCCACGCCACGGTATTTCCCCGATACCTTGTGTGCAAATTGCATCAGATAGTTGATAGCCTTTTGTTTGTCGTTCTGGCTGAGTTCGTGCTTACCACAGAATACAGCCATTCCGAATCCGGCTTGTGATTGCGCCATCCCCATAGCAGCCATCACATCAGTACCGGAAAGAGAGTCAGAAGCCGTGGCCCGTGGTGAGTCGCTCATCATCGGGCTTTTTGGCGAATGAAATTTAGCTATGCTTTCGAGTCTCATGCGCCTTCTCCCTGTACCTGAATCAATGTGAGGTTTCCGCAGAACACTGCGCCAGTATCGATATACATCTGGTTGGCAAATTTGAGTGGTTTCACTGCTGGCGTATGACCAAAGATGAACGTGTCCGCGCCTTTGATTTCTTTCACGATCCCGTCTTGTGAGTTGCTGATTCGTTCGCGGTTCCAGATTACCTGCTGATGATCAACTGGCTTTCCAAACTCGTATTTATCACAAGGATAGCAATCCCCCAATTTGAGGGATGTTTTATCCCTCGTTTTAGGGGATTTTCCCTCGTTTTGAGGGATACACCATTCTGAGATGTTTTTATTTGGTCCAAACATGCCGCCTTGCTGCTTGATAAGAGGGATTGGATTCCAAAGTTCTCAATGCTGCTTGCTGTTCTTGAATGGGGTGTCGTCGACGACGACATGGCTCGATTGGCACGACAAGTTGCTTCGATTCTCACCAATAAAAAACGCCCGGCGGCAACCGAGCGTTCTGAACAAATCCAGATGGAATTCTGAGGTTATTACTGGAACTATCAACAGGAGTCATTATGACAAATACAGCAAAAATACTCAACTTCGGCAGAGGTAACTTTGCCGGACAGGAGCGTAATGTGGCAGATCTCGATGATGGTTACGCCAGACTATCAAATATGCTGCTTGAGGCTTATTCAGGCGCAGATCTGACCAAGCGACAGTTTAAAGTGCTGCTTGCCATTCTGCGTAGAACCTATGGGTGGAATAAACCAATGGACAGAATCACCGATTCTCAACTTAGCGAGATTACAAAGTTACCTGTCAAACGGTGCAATGAAGCCAAGTTAGAACTCGTCAGAATGAATATTCCACCTGCTGATCTGCGACTTATCAACTCCCACAGCTTCCGCTGTCTTCTCAGTTCCAAGCATTGCGATTTTGTTAAGCAACGCACTCTCGATTCGTAGAGCCTCGTTGCGTTTGTTTGCACGAACCATATGTAAGTATTTCCTTAGATAACAATTGATTGAATGTATGCAAATAAATGCATACACCATAGGTGTGGTTTATTTTGATGCCCTTTTTCAGGGCTGGGATGTGTAAGAGCGGGAATGTCTTAAGCGGCTTTACCGCGTTTAGTTCCGTACTGTAACCAAACCGGATCACAGTTAAGCGCCATAGCAATCTCAAACAAGAAGCGCGGTCGCTTGGTTACTCCAGCTTCAATCAGTTGAATTGATTGCTGTTTAACACCGGCTTTGGTTGCCAGTTCGGTTTGCGTCATTTTTAACGCAATTCTCCTCTTCTTGAGGCGTTCAGAAAGAGTTTGCATATCGCCTCCATCAACAAACTTTCTTGTATTTTCATACAATGTATCTTGTTTGTCAAATACAGTTTTTCTTGTGAAGATTGGGGGTAAATAACAGAGGTGGCTTATGAGTATTTCTTCCAGGGTAAAAAGCAAAAGAATTCAGCTTGGACTTAACCAGGCTGAACTTGCTCAAAAGGTGGGGACTACCCAGCAGTCTATAGAGCAGCTCGAAAACGGTAAAACTAAGCGACCACGCTTTTTACCAGAACTTGCGTCAGCTCTTGGCGTAAGTGTTGACTGGCTGCTCAATGGCACCTCTGATTCGAATGTTAGATTTGTTGGGCACGTTGAGCCCAAAGGGAAATATCCATTGATTAGCATGGTTAGAGCTGGTTCGTGGTGTGAAGCTTGTGAACCCTACGATATCAAGGACATTGATGAATGGTATGACAGTGACGTTAACTTATTAGGCAATGGATTCTGGCTGAAGGTTGAAGGTGATTCCATGACCTCACCTGTAGGTCAAAGCATCCCTGAAGGTCATATGGTGTTAGTAGATACTGGACGCGAGCCAGTGAATGGAAGCCTTGTTGTAGCCAAACTGACTGACGCGAACGAAGCAACATTCAAGAAACTGGTCATAGATGGCGGTCAGAAGTACCTGAAAGGCCTGAATCCTTCATGGCCTATGACTCCTATCAACGGGAACTGCAAGATTATCGGTGTTGTCGTGGAAGCGAGGGTAAAATTCGTATGATCAGGATTGCGGCGCTACTCTCAATACTCTTAACTACCAGCGCCAATTCTGAATGCTGGATTGTCACAAACCTGCACGGGTACGGGGCAATGAATGGCGATCGTTACGAGTTTACAAAAGACAGCACGGAAGATTCCGTTTTCAACGTAACAATAAATGGCGATAAATCATCAGTTTATGAATCAGTTTCTGGCGTCTATCCAGAGATGAAATACACTGCTTTGTCATCGAACACTATGGTAGGAGAATACCAGTCTGGAGGAGGCATAACCGTTGAAACTTGGTCAATCACTACAGACAAAAAAGCTCTTTACTCCAAAGTAATGAACATCCCAGGTATGCAACAACTTACATCAACCAAATCCTTTGTTGGTGATGTAGTCGGAACCTGCAATCAGTAATCCCCACCTCAATCTCGATAACAAAAAAACAAACTATTTTCCGTTTAAAAACAATGGAGTTTGTTTTTCACGCCCCTTTTTACAATATCTCTTGTTTACAACATACAATCTTCCTTGTAATTTTAAGCCATCAGCAGGACGCACTGACCACCATTGAAGGTGAGGCTCTTAAAAATTAAGCCCTGAAGAAGGGCAGCATTCAAAGCAGAAGGCTTTGGTGTGTGTGATACGAAACGAAGCATTGGCCGGAAGTGCGAATCCGGATTAGCTGCCAATGTGCCATTGCGGGGTGTTTTCGTTCAGGACTACGACTCCCACACACAACCAAAGCTAACTGACAGGAGAATCCAGATGGATGCACAAACACGCCGCCGCGAACGTCGCGCAGAGAAACAGGCTCAATGGAAAGCAGCAAATCCCCTGTTGGTTGGGGTAAGCGCTAAACCAGTTAACCGCCCTATTCTCTCGCTGAATCGCAAACCGAAATCACGAGTAGAAAGCGCACTGAATCCGATAGACCTTACGGTGCTGGCTGAATACCACGAACAGATTGAAAGCAACCTGCAACGTATTGAGCGCAAGAATCATCGAGTTTGGTATAGCAAGCCAGGTGAGTTCGGTATAACTTGTCAAGGAAGACAAAAGGTTAAAGGGGAATCCATTCCATTGGCATGAGGTACGTAATGAAGAAGATTGATTACAAGTCCATACCAAAACCAATAGACTCAGCATCAGAGCGAAAAAAACACAAAAAAGAGGCTGAAAAATTAGCAAATTATATCAGTTTTATTAGAAACAATGCTCACGGCGATGGCGACAAGAAGTTGCTTTCAGATGCTCGGACCCAAGCGTTCGGTATACTTCGTAAGCAGATGCAATATCGTCTTCATCCTGGCTACATAATTGAAATTCGCCCTACTGAAAGACAATTGTTCTTATTAAACTCTGTCTTTGACTTTGTAAACGTAGTTGGAGATCTTATCGACAGGTCTGTAGATAAGGATCCTGATACAAATAGTTTTCTTCTAACAAATAAAGAATACTTATATGGTAAATTCGGTATAAACGGATGGCAAAAATATGTACGCTTCTTACGTGCATTCGTTGATGCGTATAAAAATTCCGACATGATTTATACATATTTGCCTGGTGGTGATAATTGTACGCTTTCGGCAGACAATAGAATATTCATACCTGTACTTGGTCTTGGGCTGATTAATGCAGTAAATGAAAAAGATGTTATAATTGTTAAGCAGTGGCGAAAATATGAGGGATATAGATATCTGCCATGCTTTGATATATTAAAAATACAGAATAAATTCTATGTAAAAATTAAATATAAAGAAGATATTTTCTTCCTCAGAAAAAACATAGATCTTTTACAAGAACTTTCTGGTACAATAGATGTCATCTTAGGTTCTAGGTTTATAAAAGAACTGAAAGAAAGCAGGTCTTTCTCTCGTGTAGAGATAAGCGAGTCAGAGTTATGGGGTATATCAAATAATCCTGTAAACCACGCTCACCAACGAAACCCAAACAAAAAGTGGTCATAACCCGCTCAGGCGGATTTCATTTTCACGCAAACAACAGAATAAACACAGCGCTGTGTATTCATTCCAACGAGTGAATACACGGAGCAATGTCGCTCGTAACTAAACAGGAGCCGACTTGTTCTGATTATTGGAAATCTTCTTTGCCCTCCAAGATGAGGGCGATTTTTTATCTGTGAGGATATGAACAGATGTCAAACATCAAAAAATACATCATTGATTACGACTGGAAAGCATCAATAGAAATTGAAATCGACCATGACGTAATGACAGAGGAAAAACTTCACCAGATTAATAATTTCTGGTCAGACTCTGAATACCGACTCAATAAACACGGCTCTGTATTAAATGCTGTATTAATCATGCTGGCGCAACATGCTCTGCTTATAGCAATTTCAAGCGACTTAAATGCATATGGTGTTGTGTGTGAGTTCGACTGGAATGATGGAAATGGTCAGGAAGGATGGCCTCCAATGGATGGTAGTGAAGGAATAAGAATTACCGATATCGATACATCAGGAATATTTGATTCAGATGATATGACTATCAAGGCCGCCTGAGCGCGGCGTTACCGCATACCAATTACGCTTCACTCGAGGCGTTTTTCGTTATGTATAAATAAGGAGCACACCATGCAATATGCCATTGCAGGGTGGCCTGTTGCTGGCTGCCCTTCCGAATCTTTACTTGAACGAATCACCCGTAAATTACGTGACGGATGGAAACGCCTTATCGACATACTTAATCAGCCAGGAGTCCCAAAAAATGGATCAAACAATTATGGCTATCCAGACTAAATTCACTATCGCCACTTTTATTGGCGATGAAAAGATGTTTCGTGAGGCCGTCGACGCTTATAAAAAATGGATATTAATACTGAAACTGAGATCAAGCAAAAGCATTCACTAACCCCCTTTCCTGTTTTCCTAATCAGCCCGGCATTTCGCGGGCGATATTTTCACAGCTATTTCAGGAGTTCGGCCATGAACGCTTATTACATTCAGGATCGTCTTGAGGCTCAGAGCTGGGCGCGTCACTACCAGCAGATAGCCCGTGAAGAGAAAGAGGCAGAACTGGCAGACGACATGGAAAAAGGCCTGCCCCAGCACCTGTTTGAATCGCTATGCATCGGTCATTTGCAACGCCACGGGGCCAGCAAAAAAGCCATTACCCGTGCGTTTGATGACGATGTTGAGTTTCAGGAGCGCATGGCAGAACACATCCGGTACATGGTTGAAACCATTGCTCACCATCAGGTTGATATTGATTCAGAGGTATAAAACGGATGAGTACAGCACTCGCAACGCTGGCAGGGAAGCTGGCTGAACGTGTCGGCATGGATTCTGTCGACCCACAGGAACTGATCACCACTCTTCGCCAGACGGCATTTAAAGGCGATGCCAGCGATGCGCAGTTCATCGCATTGTTGATCGTCGCCAACCAGTACGGCCTTAATCCGTGGACGAAAGAAATTTACGCCTTCCCTGATAAGCAGAACGGCATCGTTCCGGTGGTGGGCGTTGATGGCTGGTCCCGCATCATCAATGAAAACCAGCAGTTTGATGGCATGGACTTTGAGCAGGACAATGAATCCTGTACATGCCGGATTTACCGCAAGGACCGTAATCATCCGATCTGCGTTACCGAATGGATGGATGAATGCCGCCGCGAACCATTCAAAACCCGCGAAGGCAGAGAAATCACGGGGCCGTGGCAGTCGCATCCTAAACGGATGTTACGGCATAAAGCTATGATTCAGTGTGCCCGTCTGGCCTTCGGATTTGCTGGTATCTATGACAAGGATGAAGCCGAGCGCATTGTCGAAAATACTGCATACACTGCAGAACGCCAGCCGGAACGCGACATCACTCCGGTTAACGATGAAACCATGCAGGAGATTAACACTCTGCTAATCGCCCTGGATAAAACATGGGATGACGACTTATTGCCGCTCTGTTCCCAGATATTTCGCCGCGACATTCGCGCATCGTCAGAACTGACACAGGCCGAAGCAGTGAAAGCTCTTGGATTCCTGAAACAGAAAGCCACTGAGCAGAAGGTGGCAGCATGACACCGGACATTATCCTGCAGCGTACCGGGATCGACGTGAGAGCTGTCGAACAGGGGGATGATGCGTGGCACAAATTACGGCTCGGCGTCATCACAGCTTCAGAAGTTCATAACGTAATAGCAAAACCCCGCTCCGGAAAAAAGTGGCCTGACATGAAAATGTCCTACTTCCACACCCTGCTTGCTGAGGTTTGCACCGGTGTGGCTCCGGAAGTTAACGCTAAAGCGCTGGCCTGGGGAAAACAGTACGAGAACGACGCCAGAGCCCTGTTTGAGTTCACTTCCGGCGTGAATGTTACTGAATCACCGATCATCTATCGCGACGAAAGTATGCGTACCGCCTGCTCTCCAGATGGTTTATGCAGTGACGGCAACGGCCTTGAACTGAAATGCCCGTTTACCTCCCGGGATTTCATGAAGTTCCGGCTCGGTGGTTTCGAGGCCATAAAGTCAGCTTACATGGCCCAGGTGCAGTACAGCATGTGGGTGACGCGAAAAGATGCCTGGTACTTTGCCAACTATGACCCGCGTATGAAGCGTGAAGGACTGCATTATGTCGTGGTTGAGCGGGATGAAAAGTACATGGCGGGTTTTGACGAGATGGTGCCGGAGTTCATCGAAAAAATGGACGAGGCACTGGCTGAAATTGGTTTTGTATTTGGGGAGCAATGGCGATGAAGCATCCTCACGATAATATCCGGGTAGGTGCGATCACTTTCGTCTACTCCGTTACAAAGCGAGGCTGGGTATTTCCCGACCTTTCTGTTATCCAAAATCCACTGAAAGCCCAGCGGCTGGCTGAGGAGATAAATAATAAACGAGGGGCTGTATGCACAAAGCATCTCCTGTTGAGTTAAGAACGAGCATTGAGATGGCACATATGGGCGCAGATAGCACATGCAGACGTAACCAATATTCGAATTGAAGAACTGAAAGAACACCAAGCCGCCTGATGGCGGTTTTTTCTTGCGTGTAATTGCGGAGACTTTGCGATGTACTTGACACTTCAGGAGTGGAACGCACGCCAGCGACGCCCAAGAAGCCTTGAAACAGTTCGTCGATGGGTACGCGAGTGCAGGATATTCCCTCCTCCGGTTAAGGATGGAAGAGAGTATCTGTTCCACGAATCAGCGGTAAAGGTTGACTTAAATCGACCAGTAACAGGTAGCCTTTTGAAGAGGATCAGAAATGGGAAGAAGGCGAAGTCATGAGCGCCGGGATTTACCCCCTAACCTTTATATAAGAAACAATGGATATTACTGCTACAGGGACCCAAGGACGGGTAAAGAGTTTGGATTAGGCCGAGACAGGAGGATAGCAATCACTGAAGCAATACAGGCCAATATTGAGTTACTCTCAGACAGCGGACGCAAATCACTGATAGACAGAATTAAAGGCGGTGACGCAATCACTCTTCATGTGTGGCTTGACCGATATGAAACAATCCTCACCGAAAGGGGGATCAGGCCGAAAACTCTACTCGACTACGCCAGCAAAATCAGGGCAATCCGAAGAAAATTGCCGGACAAACCGCTCACTGACATATCAACGAAAGAAGTGGCAGCAATGCTAAACACCTACGTAGCAGAAGGTAAAGCAGCTTCCGCAAAATTAATCAGGTCAACCCTTGTTGACGTTTTTCGTGAAGCAATAGCCGAGGGGCATGTGGCAACGAATCCGGTAACAGCAACCCGTACAGCAAAGTCAGAAGTAAGGCGCTCAAGGCTGACAGCTAATGAGTATGTCGAGATTTACCATGCAGCCGAACCTCTCCCTATCTGGCTAAGGCTGGCGATGGATTTGGCCGTCGTTACAGGGCAGAGAGTCGGCGATTTGTGCAGAATGAAATGGTCAGACATAAACGACAACCATCTTCACATTAAACAGAGTAAAACAGGGGCTAAACTCGCCATTCCGCTAACGCTAACGATTGACGCGCTCAATATCTCATTGGCTGATACACTACAGAAATGCAGGGAGGCCAGCAGCAGTGAAACTATAATCGCATCAAAGCATCACGATCCGCTTTCCCCGAAAACAGTATCAAAGTATTTTACAAAGGCGAGAAATGCATCTGGCCTCTCATTTGATGGAAACCCGCCAACATTCCATGAACTGCGTAGCCTGTCAGCGAGGCTATACCGGAACCAGATTGGCGATAAGTTTGCTCAACGTCTTCTCGGGCATAAATCAGATTCAATGGCGGCGCGGTATAGGGACAGCCGTGGACGGGAATGGGACAAAATTGAAATCGACAAATGA